AGGGTAAACGAGTTTACAGAGTATCTGGAAAAGGTTATAAAGTGGTCAGCCGAGCATGATGTAGTTTTTTCTGAGGAGACAAAAAACTATGGATCAAGCAGTCGCGTGTAGCAGGTTGTTGTCAGCAGTCGTCAGTCTTGCGGTACGAGATGCCTGCCAGACACCGGGTAAGAAGATGCTGAATCAATTACCAAGAGATGCGCTGGATTTTTTGTTTAACCACAGCGACGGCTATTTAGAGTTATTAGATTTTGACCCAGAACAATTTCGCAAGAAATTGGTGTCGGTAATGTATACGAAAAACCTGAACCCGCCTTACAGCCTATCGCAAGAGGATTGCAGGAACCTGCGAATCAATTATCAGATGTGGTGTAATGACCAAAGATGAAAATTCTAATTGCTTGTGAATACTCAGGAATAGTACGAGATGCTTTTTTAGAAAAAGGCCATGACGCAATAAGTTGCGACATTTTGCCAACTGATTCTACAGGCCCGCATTACCAAGGCAATGTGATGGATATAATTGGCAACGGATGGGATTTAATGATTGCCCATCCACCATGCACTCATTTGGCTGTTAGTGGTGCAAGATGGTTCAAAGACAAACAAGTCGAGCAGATTGAAGCTCTAAATTTTGTAAAGATTTTGCTTGGTGCGCCAATTAACAAAATAGCTCTCGAAAATCCAGTAAGCATTATCAGCAGCAAAATCCGCAAACCAGATCAAATAATTCAACCTTGGATGTTTGGTCACGGTGAAACTAAAGCAACTTGTTTGTGGCTTAAAAATCTTCCGTTGCTAAAACCAACAAATATAGTAGCTGGACGTGAGCAACGAATTCATAAATTGCCGCCGAGTAAAGACCGTTGGAAATTACGTAGTACGACGTTTAAAGGAATAGCTAAAGCAATGGCAGATCAATGGGGATGACCAAAGATGAAAAAAAGCATCTCAATCGCGTGGCCGAACTCGGCTGTATGGTGTGTCGAAGGATGGGCTACGAAGGAACCCCATGCGAAATCCACCACATTCGTGCCGGTCAGGGATGGGGCAGAAGCTCTCACTTTCAAACAATCGGGCTCTGTCCTGAACACCATCGCGGAAAAACTGGCGTCCACGGCCTTGGGACAAAGGGATTTGTTCGACACTACGGATTTACCGAGCAAGAGCTTTTAGAGGAGGTTTTAGAACTGTGCAAGCCATCGTAATCGCCACCGTCAGCGGGAAGTGTCTCGTAACCCTTGCGGCCTCTGTGACCGCTTATGTGCCCCAGGATGTGACCGTATTCCTGTCGGGTTCCAAGATGATCTTTCCCCGCCACCGTACTATCACTTCTGATAATACGGCGACCAATTTTGGGGATGCCTACAATGCTGTAGTGCAACAGGCGTTTCAGGAGTTTGACGAGGTGGTGGTCTGTAACGACGATATTGTCTTTACCCCGACGACTTGGCAATCACTATCCGAGGACGTTTCTAGACTCAAAAGTGAAAATATCCCCCTCGGCTGGGTCGCGTGCCGAAGCGACTACGCAAGAGGATACCAGAACATTCGGATTGGCAAAGGACCGATGAGTTGGTTCCGCTACGAGACCGAGGGTTCAATTATTGAGACCGACGTCATTGCGCCGATCTGTGCCTACATTCAGAAAAGCGACTGGATCGACTTCCCGCCCCTGAACTGGTATTCGGACGATGTGAACTGTTTGGACCTTCAGAAAGCCGGTAAACGGCACTTTATCTCCCGCGCCTATGTTCACCATGTGGGCAGCCAAACCTGTGGCTTTGACGCCAAGAATCTTATAGAATCCGCGAAACCTTGGATTCGGGAGAATCGGCCAGAGCTTTACGACTTATGGTTTCGGAAGAAAGACTAAAAAATTGGGCTTTTTACTGCGCCTGGGGGCATCTTGGCCCGGAGGTGCGTACCCGCGCCGCTTCTGCTGAGGGTAACTACGAATCCGAGGATGTCTTTGAGGGCGAAGAACCGCGAATTGAACCGGACATGATTGACGGGGAAATAATTGAACAAGCGGTCAGAAAACTTCCAGAAAAATATCGCAAAGTTCTAAAAGCACGTTTTATAATGTATCCGTACCACCTACAACATACCGTGGCGCAAAGACTGCGGATGTCGGTGGACAGGCTCGAAAGTGAACTACAAAACGCGAAGAGGAGATTAACAAGTGAACTCGAAAGAGATCGTCCAAGGCACGCCAGAGTGGCATCAGGCCAGGCTGGGATGTGCGACAGCATCACGGGCCAATGACTTCTGTGCCGCTGAAACTACGGCGGCTTACCAAAACTACCTTTGGGATTTAGTAAGCGAGCGTGAAACACAGACCGCTACAGAAGGATATTCAGACGCCTATATGCAACGAGGAACCGAAATGGAACCCATCGCCCGCGCCGCATACGAGGCCCACACCGGGACTTTTGTCACCGAGACAGGCTTCTGGCTCCACCCAACGATCCCGTTCTTTGGCGCTTCTCCTGATGGACTGGTCGGGGATGACGGGCTTATCGAAATCAAGTGCCCCAAAACCCCAAACCATCTCCGCTACAGAAACGAAGGAAAAGTTCCCGCGAAATACAAGCGACAGATGATTTGCCAGATTTTATGTACTGGCAGGAAATGGGTAGATTTTGTAAGTTTTGACAACAGAGTTCGGGATTCAAAGCAACTCTTTATTGTGCGGTTTGAGCCGACACAAAAAGAAATAGATGAAATTCTAAAGAGTGTTCAGAGTTTTTTGGCCGACGTAGAAAAGGGGATGCAATGAACTGGACTGTATTTGTGGTGGATTGGGAATCTCTGGGGCCGCTGAAGTTTTGGCTGTTTATCATGGCCGTAATGTTTTTATCGGGGTGGCTTGAATGGCGTCGTGGCTAATAGCGGGGATCGGAATTGTTTATCTTATTGTCGCGGTGGATTTGTTTAGGGTTCACAATTGGGGCTTGGGCATTGCTTTTTTGGGCTATAGCCTAGGGAATGTGGGGTTGTATATCGCTGCCAAAGGAGGGCAACAATGACGCAGACGGAATGGGTGCTAAAGGAAGGTAGGCGAAAGTGGATTACACCGCTGGATGCTTACTTGGGATGTAGGTGCTTGCGGCTGGCCGCGAGGATCAAGGACTTAAAGAATATGGGCTACATTGTAGCTACAAAAACGGTCCACAAGGACGGGAAACATTTTGCGGCTTATCGCGTGAAGGAGAAGAAAAATGGCAGCTAAATACTTGGCAAAAGTAGCAAACGGAACTTACACCGACAAAAAAACGGGCAAAGAAAAAACGTCTTGGCTGACAATCGGAAAAGTTTTTCAAAAAGATGACGGCAGTCTGTCATTGAAGTTGGACTCAATCCCTGTTGCTTTTAATGGCTGGATAAACTTCTTTGACCCTCCAAACGAAAATGAGCGCCAATACCAGTCATATAAACTTGACGAAGAAGATCCTTTTTGAGGATTTACCATGACAGACCGTGAATGGGTTGGCCTCGACATAGATGAAGTTATTGAACTTGAAAATAAAGCACGAAAAATTTCTAAAGAAGGGGGGGTTTTTCTTGGAGCATTTTGGGCTGCTATCGAAGCTAAACTAAAGGAGAAAAACACGTGAGCATTTTCTACGACGTAGACGCCTTTATGAAGGCAGCGGGACACGGGCCTGATCCCAAGAAGGTTTCGCTTTACCTGGACTTGGTGCGGGAAGAGACCGGGGAGTTGGAGCAGGCGATGTCGGACTACCACGCCGCTGAGAATTTGCAAGACGAGCAGCTTGCCAAAGCGGATGCCCTTGATGCCATCTGTGACACCATTTGGGTGCTGATAGGTTTAGCAAGAGTAATGGATTTGCCCGTGGATCAGGGGTGGGATGCGGTCACCATCACAAACTTAAGAAAAGTCGATCCCGAGCTGGGGACTGTGTTGCGGGACGACCAAGGAAAAATTCAGAAGCCTTCGGGGTGGCGTCCACCGGATATGTTGAGGATTATCCAGAACTACGATAAGCGTGGATAAGGACTTTGTAAGGCGACTGTTTATCTACAAGCGGGGAGTGTTGTT